CATGTGGGTACAAGTTGCCAAGGCTCGCTTTGCTACCTTGCAGCTGGAAGCAGCACAAAAGTCTGTACAGGCTCCATTTGCTTTGCCTGCTGACGTTAACGTTCTTGAGATTGGCCCAGACGCAACTATTCGCTCTGCTAATCCAGAGAAGATTCGTCGTGTCGGTCTTGATATTCCTGCCGGTATCTTCCAAGAGGCAGCCACACTAGATCAAGAGCTTCGCATTGGCTCACGCTACCCACAAGGTCGTATGGGTGTGCAGTCTGGTTCTATCGTTACAGGTCGTGGCGTTGAAGCCCTGATGGGTGGATTCGATACACAGGTTAAGACAGCACAAGCTGTCTTCTCAGAAGTATTCCGTCAAGTCATGCGCCTTTGCTTCCTCATGGACGAGAAGCTATTTGGCAACGTTGAGAAAGAAGTGCGTGGAGTTGTATCCGGCGCACCTTACGAGATTACCTACACACCAAGCAAAGATATTTCTGGTGATTACTGGGTAGATGTTTCATACGGCATGATGGCAGGACTTGATCCAAACCGTGCTTTGGTGTTTGGTTTGCAAGCTCGTGGTGATAAACTTATCTCACGCGATTTCCTACGCCGTCAGATGCCATGGGATATGAACGTAACGCAAGAAGAAGAAAAGGTTGAAGTTGAGGAATTGAGAGATTCGCTCATGTCAGCTATGGCTTCTTATGCACAAGCTCTGCCAGCTATGGCAGCGCAGGGTCAAGACCCTACAAAGATTCTTACAGCAATGGCATCGGTCATCAAGGGTCGTCAAGCTGGCGACAATATCGAAGACCTAGTTGTTGAGGCATTTGCCCAACCAGTAGCATCCCCAGAAGTTGCAGCCGCTGGTGAGGCACAAGCCCCAGGACAGGCTCCTTCTGGGGCATCTCCTGCAATGCCACCGCAAGGCGCACCGCAAGGTGGGTCTGCACTACAGAACCTGCTTGCAGGACTTTCATCTTCTGGCCAGCCGCAGTTATCTGCGAATGTAGCCAGACGCTCGCCAGCCTAACGTTACTGACGAGACAACTCATCCCTATAGGAGATAAACAATGGCAACAACAAAGGCAAACCTCACAACAAAGGTTCCTTCACCAAAGAACCAAGGCGGACATGGTTCGTCACAAGCGACAACACAGAAGACTGCAATTCAGAAGAAGTCTGGACCAGCTAAGCCTGGCGCAGCTAACATCGTCTTCAGCAAGCAACCTTCAGGCACACGCGGTACAGGCACAACTGCCGGAAAGCCAATGAAGTAAAATAAATGTCACAAGAGCAGGGCATGCCGCCCACGCGGGTAACCAAATGGGATGTACTTGCCCTGCTCGCTGACACAACCGCAGCAATCTTAATTGACATAGCAAGCGGTTTCGATGTTCTTACGCAAATGCTAGAACATCAAGCAAGTTTCGTGGATCATAAAGAATCGTTCCACGAGTATGCAGCCCGCACCATCGAGACTTTACAAGAGGGAGAATAGTCATGCCACAGGCAGAAAAGCCAGCTATGACATCAGGCCCAGGGGCTTTAAGCCAACGCACCGATGGCGGACCAGCATCAAAGCAAGCAATTCGGTATGTCTCAGGCATGCCGTCTTATGGTGATGGACAGGATTTGGTTAACCTGCAAGCGCAAGCACCTATGGGTGCTACGCCAAACCCAGGCAAGCCATTGTCTCCATCAACCATTGCAGGAGCTGCCGCACAATCAGCTCCAGCACAGCAGTCTCAAGTTACACCTTTGACTGCTCCTACCCAACGCCCTGACGAACCAGTAACAACTGGTGCTGCATCAGGTCCAGGATTCGGTCCTTCTATTCTAGGAATCAACCCTGGCAGTGCAGCCGCAGCAGGTGGACAATCTGCTAAGCAAACCGTTCAGGCATTGGCGCAACATCCAGACGCATCCCCAGCATTGAAGCAATTAGCCGCGACGTTAGGCATTTAATTTATGGCAGATAACGCACCAGTTCCTGCCGCTACTCCAACGCCAGCGCCATCACAGGCTGCCAATGTTAATGTTGCGAATAATGCAGTAGGACTACACCCAGAAGTAGCGCAGAAGGCGCCACAGGTTATGGCTGACGCCATTGCCAGTGGTAATCCTGATGTTGTTAATACTGTTGCCGCAACGCAAAGCATTGCTCCATACGCACAAGCTCTTGCGGATCATCAAAAGAATTACAACTCCCAGAGTGTTTGGGGAACAATTCTTGGCGACGCTAAAGGCATTCTCAATAACGTAGTCCAGACTGTGCAGAAAGTGCCAGGCGTCGGCACGATTATGAATTGGGCTAACAAGCCTTTGCAAGAAATTCAAAAAGACTACAAATTTCTCCACAGCGTTTATACAGACCATAGTGTTTGGCAAGGCGTATTAGCTACGCTTGGCGTAGTTGGTGGCGGAGTTGCCGGTGGATTTCTTGGTGGACCAGCAGGCGCAGCTCTAGGAGCTGACGCGGCATTAGCAGGCGAAAAAGACCTTGCTCGCCTCATGCCTACATTCAAAGATTCAATCGCCAAGTCGAATGACCCAAATTACATGGTGTCTCCTGGGCGAGATGTAGCTAATCTTATTTCTAATGTACCTGGCTTTAGCGCGCTGAAAGATACTCAGCATGGCTTTGGTCAGACCATCTCTGGCGTTACTGACGCCATCTTTGATTTTAACGCAGATCCTTTGGCTAAAGCTGGCACAATCAACAATGCTCTCAAGTCTGGCAAGTATGTCGGCGCAGCCGTTGATGATACTGGCAAGACAATCCTAGATGCTAATGGCGCACCTGCACAGATTCGTGCCACCTTGCCTATTGCTTCACAATCAGGCTCAATTAACAACTTTATTGTTTCCACATCTGGCAAGGCACTTAATAGCTCACAGGTTCTTGACGCTTACGCCAACCCACTTAACACATCTTTCCGTCGTGCAGTAGATACAATCGCAAAGACCGATAACCCTATCGAGATTCAACGACTGTTCCCATCAAGCCAATTTACTACTTATGAAGCAAGCCGTTTGGCTAAAGCTTCTACACCAGAGGAAGTTGTTGGCGAGCTAGGCAAGTCTTTGTATTCATCTGAGCTTGTGGCTCAGGATGCGTTGCCTCGCAATACCCTGATTCTTCCCACTCAGACATTTGCTCGCGCCTTGGTTGACAAGGGGCTTGAGCGTATTCGTCAGCAAGGCACAAGCATTAACGAAGAACGTAACTTGCTGTTGCCAAAAACTGTCAGCGTAGTTGATGAAAACGGTGAAGTTAAACTTAACCCAGACGGCAGTATTCAGAAGCAAACCTTGCAAGGCGGTATTCCTACCGTTCTTGGCAAGCTAGGCTTACTTGACCTTAGTGGCGCTAAAGATGCTGCTATCTCAGCATTAGCTGGCAAGGTTCGTACCTTTACCGGTTACAAGGCTTTGTCTGTCAACCTCAAGACACTTGAGCAGTCTGGCAAAAACTTTACTTGGTCTGACCCTGGCCTTGGTCCACAGCTTTACAACATGGCTCGCTATTCCATGCCACATGATCTTGCTTTAGAGCATGTATCAAAAATTATGCTTGAGCCAGACCTTGCTACCAAGCAAGAGATGTACGCTAACCTTGTCAAGGAAACTGTCAAGAATGCTGGCCTTCCAGCAAGCGATAACATTGTTAATCGTGTCATGTCTCAGGCGCAGCGCGCTACTGACGGTGGCGAGTTGTCTAACGTCATCTACGGACATGACCATAAGGGTCGTCCAACTGGCTATGTAGCTATGAAGGATGGCGGCGTACAAGGCGTTGCACAATGGTCATGGCAACGAGGCGAAAACGCATTTATCGATTTCAAAGAGCTTCGCAACGCGATGCGCCAAGCAACCATCCACAGCCTTCTATATCAGAAGCTGGATGACGGCTTTACTTTTTACACAGACAAGATTTTTGCACCACTGACATTGTTCTCAGCAGGATTTGGTCTACGCGTAGCCTCATCTGAGGCTTTGCACCAAATCATTCGTGCTGGTCTTGGCGACTACCTCAAGAGTCAAGTTGCTCAAAGTGCAGCAAAGTACAACATTGCTCATGGATTAAATCCATTGAGCGAGCTTGAGAAGCAACGCTATGCTGACTCTGTATCACAGGCATTGACCGACGAAGACCATGATGCGCTTCTGTCTGGCAAGCCTGTCAAGGAAAATTCAATCACCAAGCTCACTCAGCAAAAGGCAGATGTTTACAAGAGCCTTGGCTGGACAGAGCGAGCTAACGAGGCAGCGACAGATGTTCGCAACCTCAAGAACCGCATTGCTCC